CAGGGTCGTGCTGCAGGCGTCCATCGGGATCGGGTCGCTGCAGCAGAAGCAGACGGCGGGCGGGGCGCTGGCCCGGGTCAGGTTCCCGGTCGATATCGACGCCTATACCAGCCGCTAACCCGGGCTGGGATCCATCTAACTGGACGGAGATCTAAGCCATGGCGGCTCTCACAGCACAGGTCGTCCCGCACGCCGGCGTCACGCCGACCCTGACAGCCGCGCTCGGCGGCACCACCGGCAACACCGCACCCTGCGGGTCGGGGCTGGGCCTGATGTTCGTCAACGGGGCCGCGGCGACGTGCGTGATCACGATGCGCGTGCCCGCCGCGACCACGTTCGACGGCCTGGTCATCCCTAACCGGACGTTCACGCTCCCGGCCACGTCGGGGGCCGTCAGCTTCATCCCGCTGGTCACCTCGACGTACGCCGACCCGGTGACCTCCCTCGCCACGTTCGACGTCGCGGCGGGCACCGTCTCCGCGGCCGTCGTCGCGATCAGCGCCTAGGAGGGGTCATGGAAGACGACTGGGTGACGATCATCCACCCGGAGACCGGCGGCACCGGCGAAGTGCACCAGTCATCCCTCCCCCAGCATTACGCGTCGGGCTGGCGGCTCCTCGCCGACGACGAGGTGCCGGACCCGGACCCGGAGCCGAACCCGCCGCCGATGACCAGGGCCAAGGCCGCGAAGGCGGAGAAGGCCGCCAGCTCTGAAAACAAGGAGAACTAGCCGTGCCTCCGACCCCGCTAACCGCCACCGTCCGGTACATCCCGCCGGGCACCCGGAAAATCTACTGGATCACCACGATCGCCACGTACACCGCGCCGTCCAGGGGTGAGCTGAACGCCGGGATCGACCTGACCAATGAGGTCGCGGCGATCGCCGGGTTCACCACCACCTCCGACACGACCGACACGCCGGACCTGTCGGGCCGGTTCGTCCCCAAGATCGCCGGCCGGATCAAGGCCGAGGACTCCTCCCTGTCGTTCTACGCGTCGAACACGTCGTCGGACGTGCGGACGGTGCTGCCCCGCGACACCGTCGGGTTCGCGGTGTTCCTGTGGGAGGGCGATGTGACCGGGCAGAGAATGGATGTATTTCCCGCGAAGGTCACCTCCAGCGTGCTGGACGGCAACATGGAGGACCCGCAGCAGGTCAACGTGTCATTCGCGATCACGCGCGTCCCGGCCGCCAACGTGGTCATCCCGTAGTGGGGTCCTACCTCGGCCACGACGCGATCCTGGCCCGGAACGCGCTCAAGACCGAAGAGGTCAAGGTCCCGGAATGGGCCGACCCGGACAGCGGCGCCGACGTGGTGCTGGTGCGGGAATTGCGGGGCCGCGAACGAGACGAGTGGGAGGCGTCGCTGGCTGTGCAGCGGGGCCGGCAGATGGTCCCCGACGTGGCGAACATGCGCGCCAAGCTCGTCGCCCGGACGGTCGTCGACCAGGACGGCGAGCCGGTATTCACCCAGCAGGACGTCGCCGCGCTCGGCGAGCTGTCCGCCGCCGCGCTGGACCGCGTGTTCGAGGTCGCGTCCCGGCTGTCCGGCCTGGCTGCGGCTGACGTGGAAGAGATGGGAAAAGCTTCAGGGAACGGCCTGCCAGAAGGTTCTACTTCGACCTAGCCCGGGAGGTCTTCCACTGCCCGGTGGGGGAAATGCTCGAGCGGATCACTTCCCGTGAGCTGACTGAGTGGCTGGCGTACTTCCGGCTCGAGGAAGAGGACCGGGAACGCGAGCAGAAGGGACGGCGGTAATGGCCGGGCTGGCTGACGCGGCGGACGAGCTGGAGGCGCTCGCGTTCCGGCTGCGCCGCGCGGGTGACGGGGAGCTCGTCCAGGCGGTCACCAAGGCGATGCGTGATGCGGTGGTCCCGGTGGAGGACGAGATCCGGGCGGGGCTGGATGCCCGGCTGCCGGACCGGTACGCGGCGGAACTGAACTCGGACCTGCGGATCGGGACCAGTGTCCGCACGGCCGGGAGCGACCCCGGCGTGTCCGTCACCGGGCAGACCATCAGCGGGCGGGGCCGGAAGCTGCGGGATCTCGACGGCGGGATCATCCATCATCCCCTGTTCGGCGACCGGGAGCACTGGTACAAGCAGGAGGGCGGGCCCGGCGAGGGGCCCGGGATGCACTCTGGCTGGTTCACCGCTCCTGCTGAGGCCGCGGGCCCGCGGGTGCGGGCCGGGATCGAGCGGGCGCTGGCAGACGTCGCCAGCCGGGTGGAAGGCCGTTAGGGGGCCTGACGGCGGCGGGTGACCCGTTTCCGCCATGCCCACTCCCCCGGCTGAGATAGGCGCGGGTGGCGGCGGGGGAACCACAGCCGCTGCCGGATGAGCGGCCGCCACGTCCGCCGCCTGACCCTCATGATGACGGCGGGGCGATCTGCGCGACCGCGCGGCCCTGCGCATCCATGAGCACGGTTACCTGCCCGCGGTCGGCTGCTGCTGCGATTGCCCCGCCCAGGGCAGCCCCCCAGGCATACTGCTCGCCGTCCGGCAGGTCGATCCATGGCGGCGGCGGCATATTCAGGACCGTCACCGGGGCGGCGTTGGCAGCCAGCCAGGCGTTCATGTCGAACTCGTGGTTCTTTCTCACGGCTTGCGCCATGCGCGGATGCGCCGTGAGATGAGGAACGCGGCGACGAGGGCGGCGAGCAGCACCCAGAAGTCAATGACCAGAAGCGTGTGCATGTCGGTTCTCCTTTAGTGCCTGGACGAGCAGGATACGGATGGCGTCGGCGGTGGTGATGCCGCCGTTGGCCTTGGCGTAGGCCTTGACGGCTGCGGCGAGGTTGTCGTCGAGGCGGATATTGGTCGTGTAGGTCACGGCGTCACTTCCGGCCGGAACTCAAGCCGCACCGTCTGGTTGTGGCAGCGGTACAGGGCGCGCGGGTCCATCCAGTCGGCCGCGCGGCCGTCGCCGGGCTTGACGCCGATGGTCGGCGTCCCGTAGTCGCTGACCTCCGCGAACAAGGTGCCGACGCCGAGCTCGATTTCATCGCCGGGCTTCGGGATGGACGGGCCGATACCTCGCGCCCAGTCGCCGGCGTGACCGGACGGGCGCGTCTCGATGATGCGCGCGACGAGGGTCCCCTTCTGGCCAGCTGGCGCGGATTCCCAGGTGACGTAATCCTCACCCCATGGCTGTGAGGCCAGGTGGATCGCGCCATACCGGTCGCCTATCCGCTCGTAGCGGGACCAGTTGAGTACGCCTTCGCCGAGTGTCGTCGTGGTGGTCATTTCGCGCTCCCTCTCTAGGTGATACCCCCACGGTACCGCATTGGTACCAGGAACGCAAGCGGACGGAAGGGCGGGTGACCGGTGGCTGGCCAGTCGATCATCTTCGACTTCCTGTCTCGCGGTGCCGCGGCCCTGTCCCGCGACTTCCGTTCCATCGGCACCGACAGCGCCCTGTCATCGCGGGGCGTGAAAACCCTCCAGGGCGTCATCGAGAAGCTAGGCGCCAAATCAGACAGGACCGCCGCCGAGTCGAAGATCCTGGCCGGTGCCCTGCGGCAGACCGGGGACGCGTCCGCCACGGCCGCGGCGAAGATGGTCGTCGCGGACGCGGCGGTCCGCCGCCTCGGCGACGCGATGCAGGACTCCCAGAAGAAAACCGGCGGGCTGCGCAAGGCGCTGAAGGGGCTGAGCATCAACCCGGGGCTGGCGGGCCCGATACTGGCGCTCACCCCCGCCATCGCGACCCTCGGCGGTGTCGCCGCCGGCGCGGCCGCGGGGCTGGCAGGCGCGTTCGCCGCCGGGGGGATAGCGCTGGGCACATTCGGGGCCGTCGCCAAACCCGTCCTCACCGACGCGAAGACCGCCGCGGACGCGGTAGGCAAGGCGCAGGACACCTACAACGCCACGATCAAGGCCGGGGTGCCGGTAGTGCAGGCGCAGGCCACCCTGCAGGCAGCTAACGCCCGCGCGCAACTCGCCTACAACACGGCCCTCGCCGGCGGCGCGAAACCAGCCCAGGCGCTGGCCGCCTACCACGCGGCCCTGGCCCGGAACCAGCTGGCGTACAACACCGCGACGAACGCGGGAACGTTCAACGCCAAGGCGTACGCCGCTGAGCAGGCCGCGATCGGGAAGGCGTACGCCGGCCTGTCCCCGCAGCAGATCGCCCTGTCCAAGCAGCTCGGCGCGATGGCCGACTCGTGGGACAAGGTGAAAGCCGCGCAGACCCCTGTCGTCGCCGGCGCTTTGCAGCCGTGGCTGCAGTCCGTCACCAGCCTGACGAAGCAGATGGGACCCGTCGTCGCGGCGACCGCCGCGGTGATCGGCAGCCTGGGCTCCCAGTTCAACGCGATCGTCACCTCCAAGTCGTTCACGACGTTCCGCGATTTCATCGCGAACACCGGATCCAGGGCGGTCGGCGCGGCGGGAAACGCGATGCTCGGCCTCATCCAGGGGTTCATCACCCTGCTGCCGAAATTCCAGCCGCTGATCCAGCAGGCGGTCACGTGGCTGGGGAACCTCGGTCCCGCCATCGAGAAGTGGGCCAGCAGCAAGAAGACCGCCGACGATATCACCGCGTTCATGGCCTGGTTCAAGGCCAACGGGCCGGTCGTCGGGGGGCTCCTGACGAACATCGGCCTGGCGCTGAAGGCCCTCGCGCCGGGCCTGACCGCAGGCGGCGTGGCCGAAGTGCAGATCATGTCGAACTTCTTCGCGTTCATCGCGAAGCTGCCGCCGGACCTGGCGAAGCCCCTGACTGAGGTGGCCGCGTCGCTGCTGATCCTGAACAAGCTCGGCGTGGTCAAGGTCGGGATCCAGCTGACCGGCCTGGCTCAGGGCAGCCTGCTCGCCGGGGCGGGCGCGGCGGGCGGCCCCCTCGCCCTCGCCGGCGCGGCCATCGGCGCGGGTTTCATCCTGTCGGTCAAGAACGCGATCCAGGCCGGGTGGCAGGGGGTCCTCAAGATCCTGCCGAGCATATTCGGGGGGATCGGCGGGATCCTGAACCTCTCCGCGACCGGGTGGACGAACGCCATCCTGGACCACTTCGCCACCCCCATCCGGGCGATGTGGGCCAACCTGGGCCACTTCCTCGCCTCCTCGTTCGACGTCACCCGCGCCCAGGTCGCCGCGATCGCGGCCAATCTCTGGCATCAGGTCGTCGGGTCGTTCGACCAGACCCGCGCCCAGGTCACGGGCATCTGGAACACGGTCTGGAACAACACGGTCACCCGCGCCGCGAACGGCGTCAGGGACGTCATCACCTGGTTTAACAACCTGCGGGCCGGGGCGGCCCTCGCCTGGTCGCAGATCAGCAGCCAGGCCGCCGCCGCGTGGAACACGATCTGGGCGAACACCGTCACCCGCGCCGCGAACGGCGTCCGCGCCGTCATCACCTGGTTCGGGAACCTGCGCGCCGGGGCCGCCACGGCAATGAGCCTGCTCAGCTCAGCCGTCGCGGGCACGTGGAACACCATCTGGGCCAACACGATCAGCCGGGTCTCTAACGGCGTCACATCGGTGGTGAATTTCTTCCGGGGACTGCCCGGCAAGATCACGGCCGCGCTCGGCGCCGCCGGCACTGTCCTGACCAACTGGGGCAAGGGCGTCATCAACGGGCTGCTGTCCGGGATGACCAGCGTCATCAACTCGGTGTGGACGTTCATCAAGGGGATCCCCGGCAAGATCCTGTCCTTCCTGGGCATCAAGTCGCCGCCGCAGTGGGCGATCGACGCCGGGGTCCACATCATGAACGGCATCGGGATCGGGATGACCCAGGCGCGGTCGGCGCTGTCCAAGGCGACGTCATCCATCGCCTCCTTCGTCTCCAACCTGGTCAATGCCCCCGGCTCCGGGGTGTCCCGGTGGATCCCGCTGGTCCAGCAGGCGCTGAAGATGGAGGGCCTGGACCCCGGGCTGCTACGCAACGTGCTGATTCAAATGCAGAGCGAGAGCGGCGGCAACCCGAACATCTGGAACACCACCGACATCAACGCCCAGCACGGGACGCCCAGCGGGGGGCTGATGCAGGTCATCGGCCCGACGTTCGCCGCCTATCACTGGCCGGGCACGAGCAATAACCTTCTCGACCCGCTGGCGAACATCGCGGCGGCGCTGAACTATGCCCGGCACCGGTACGGGCCGTCGCTGATGTCCGGCGGGATGGGCATCGGCTCCGGCCACGGGTACGCCTACGGGACGGCCAGCGCGGCACCCGGGTGGGCGTGGGTCGGGGAACGCGGCCCGGAGCTGCTGAGGTTCCGCGGCGGCGAGCAGGTAGCCCCGTACGCCGGCTCCGGCGGCGGGCAGGACGGGCTGATCGCCGAGCTGCGGGCGCTCCGCGCGGAGCTCCGGCAGCTCACCGGCGTCGCTGCCGCGATCCCCGCCAGCACCGGCCGCCACGTCGGGGGGGCCATCAACGGCTCCGCAGGCGCGGCGTCGTTCCGCGGCAGATATCCAACCGGCGGAGCTTAAGGCTGCGGCTTCCACGTCCAGCCGCGGATCGCCTTCCACATCGTGGCCTGCGTAACCCCGTACTCAGTAGCCAGGACGGATATGTACTCACCTGCTGAACTACGCCGCTTGGCGGCCGCAACGATCTCGGGCGTCAGCTTGGCGGAATGGTGAGCGGTGCCGCGCCGCCCATGCCGGGTGTGGTCGACCGGCACCGCGCCGGGCAGCCATGACCACGTTTCACCCGTGATGGCATTACTCACTGTCGGCCCGGACACGCCAAATTCAGCAGCTAGGACCCCTTGGCTTTCCCCGGCTGCATACCGGCGGCGGCACTCCATGACCTGCTCACGGGTAAGCCGCGCCTGCCACTGCCGCTCACCCCGGTTGCTAGTCCCGTCCCGCACCCGGTCGGCCTCGTTTTCGGCGTGGGTGCCCCAGCAGAGATTGACGAGCCGGTTGTCAAGCGCGCCGCCCGGCCCGTGCCGAGCTTCCTCCCCCGGCGGGCACGGGCCAGTGAACGCATCCAGGACCAGATGGTGAACCAGGCGCGTCTTGCGCCCGCCGTCCTTGTAGAGCACGACGGTCATCTTCCCGCACGACACGCCCGGGGTAAGGAGGTCGCCGCGCAGCCGCGGCTTGTAGCTCCTATGCAAACTCCGCACGTTCCCCAGGTCGCTGATCTCGTACAGGCCCTCATATCCGGCAACTGTCCGCCATCGCTCCATATTCAAAGGATATCGGAATTATGGCGAACAGTCTCATACTGAGCAACCAGATAGAGCTCCTGGGCGCTGACGGCGGCGTCGCGTCGGTCAACCCCGCATGCCCGGGGGCGATCTTCCTCCTGGCGGACGACGGCTCCTACGACCTGGGCGCCCCGGCCCCCACCTCGAGCTACGTGGCCAGCCTGATCCTCGACGGCGAGCGGCCGTTCGGCCGCAGGGCCAGCAACCGGACGATCACCCTGCCCGTCAAGATCGTCGCGCCGAACGGCAGCCTGCAGCTCCTGGCCGCCGCGCGGGAGTTCCTCCAGCAGACCGTCGACCAGGACGTGTGGACGATCACGTGGGTACGTGACCCCGGTCCCGGCGGGACGCCTACGCCGCTGATCATCGACTGCTTCCGCGCGCAGCCCAGTAGGCCGTCGTATGCGCCGCTCGCTGAGGCGCAGGGCGTCATGCGGGTCAACCTGACCATCCCCGCGCTGCCCTACGGCCGGTCCGACACGCAGCAGCAGATCGCGTTCGCCGCGCCGATCCCGCAGACCCCGCCGCCGCCCCCCGCGCCGGTCGTCATCGACACGTTCTCCACGATCAGCAGCACGCAGCATTTCCAGTCGGACCGGTGCATCGTCGGCCCCCGCTCCTGCGGCTGGGACCCGGATGACGCGCGGGTGGGTGACCCGGGCGGGCAGGCTAACCGGTTCCTGTACACCAACGCCAGCCTGGCGACGACGCTGAACCTGACCGGCATGACCAGCCTCGCGATGTGGCTCGGGTTCGGGTCCCGCTACTACACGTACCTCGAGTATCACGGGAAGATCCACGGGGTCTCCCTGTACGTCACGCTGACGGACACGTCGGGGAACACGCTCGGGATGAGCCGCACCGGCCTGCGCCTCCCGGTCAGCCCGGACGCCCAGCAGCCCGTGTTCAGCCGCGTGTCCATGCCCATCCCGGCCAGCACCACGTTCAATTACGCGTCGGTGGGCGGCTACACCATCGAGATCCTCAACCGCCACGACCGGATCCGGCGGCTGTCCTGGGTGACCGCCTTCGTCGACGCGCTCACCGCCTACCCGCCGTCGCAGACCGCGAACCCGGTGACCCGCGGCGCCCTCTACACCTTGTACGGGCTGCAGGGGACGGCTCGGTCGGCGATGACGCTGGCGTTCCAGCAGCCCCCCACCGCAGGGACGCCGGACACGCGCACCACCACCACGGCCGGCAGTTACACCGTCCCGGCCGGGGCTAGCTGGCTGAAGGTGGAGGCGATCGGCGGCGGCGGTGCGGGCGCGTCCCTGACCACTACCGGGAACGGCGGCGGGGGCGGAGGCGGGGCATACGCATGTGAGCCGGTGTTTCCCTGCGTGCCCGGCCAGGTCATACCACTGTACGTAGGTGCCGGCGGCACCGCCGGGGCCACCCCGGCGGACGGGCAGCCCACCGTATTCGGCCCGGGCCCGTCCGGCCCGCTGGTCGTCACCGCCGCCGGCGGGAAATCAGCCGCGCAGAACTCGGCCACCGGGGCGGCCGGCGGGCTGGCCGACGGCAACGCCGTCTCCTACAGCGGCGGCACCGGGCGGACCGCCACCGGCAGCGTGGGCGGCGGCGGTGGCAGCTCCGGCGGGAACACCTCGGCGGGCCTGACCCCGACCGGCACGGCAGCCACCGTGTTCACAACCCCGGGCACGGCGAACTGGACGTGCCCGGCCGGCGTGACCCAGGTGTACGCGGAATGCTGGGGGTCCGGCGGGTCGGGGGCCACCGGCAACAGCGGCAACGGCGGCGGCGGCGGCGGAGCGGAATATGCGGCCGCTTTCTGCGCCGTGACCCCAGGGAATCTGTACAGCTACACGGTCGCGGCTGGCGGGGCGTCGGTGTCCGGCAGCGCGGTCAACGGCAATAACGGGGCGAGCTCGACGTTCGCCGGGGACTCCGTGACGGTCACTGCGCACGGCGGCGGGGCCGGCACGTTCCAGTCCCGCAGCGGCGGGAACGGCCCGGCCGGCACCGGGTCGTCGAACGCGGTCCATTTCAACGGCGGCGCGGGCGGCTCAGCGTTCCCGTACTCCGGGTCCGGGGGGTCCTCGGCCGGGCAGGCGGCGGCGGGCAACGCGGGTAACGGGTACGGCAACGCGACCCCGGCGCCCACCGGCGGCGGGGCTGGCGGCGCCGGGTCCGGGGGCGTGACCGGGAACGGGCTTGCGGGTACCGCCCCCGGCGGCGGCGGCGGCGGCACTTACCACCTGTCCGCGTCCGGGGCGGGCGCGGCGGGGCAGGTGCGTCTCACCTTCCCGGGCGGCCTGGGTGCCCCGACGAACAACGGGGCCGCCGCCGTGTCCGGCGGGGGTGCCGGCGGTGCCGGGGGCCCGTCCGCCAACACCGTGGGCAGCGCGGGATCCCAGCCGGGCGGTGCTGGCGGCGGGGCGTGCTCCACCGGGACCGCCGAGGCCGGCGGCGCGGGCGGCGCGGGCAAGCTCATCATCACCCCGTACTCCTCGGCGGCGTTCAAGAGCCTGATCGTGCACCGGCCGCCGCTGGGGGCGCTGAAGACGTTCGTGCCGCTCGTCCCCGTCGGCGCCGGGACCGACGCGCCGGACGGCACCCACCAGTACACCGTCCCGCAGCCCGTCACCGGGGTCAACGCGGACTTCGGCGGGACCTACACCCTGTACCTGATCGCCTCGTCGCTGAACGGCTCCAGCGCGCGGACGATCACGGTCACCGTGACGCAGTACGAGTACGCGGGCGGCCCGTCCTACTCGGTCAGCACGCTGCCGGTCACCGTGACACCAGCCCAGATCACGAACGGAATTTTGACGGCGGGAGTTTTGACGCTTCCTGTGAAGGCTGTGGCTGCT